TTCTGCAAACTCTTTAATTTTCGATTCTGTTTTTATTTCAGAGTCAATAATTAAATTTTTATATTTTGGTATATCATTCTTCTTTATTCTACCAAGTTCTTCATTGAGAGAATTAAAATCTTCAACATATTTTTCATCAACAACATCTTTTATATTATCTAAAGTTTCTTTCAGTTCTTCTTCTAATACTTCACATCTATTAGTAAGTCTAATTTCAGAATCAGAAACTAATTTTTCATATCTTGGAAGTTCATCATCAATAAAAGTATTAACGGTTTCAGACAAACTAGAAACATCTAGTTTAACTTGAGTCAGATTTTTTTGATTTATACCTTTAACTTTTTCTTGAACATCACGAATACATTCCTCAAGAAACAAAAGTTGAGATACCAGTGCCTTGTCCAAATCTTCTTTCGTGAGAAGATTTTTAATGTCACCGTTTATCTCATCAATTTTTTCAGAGAGATGATTTACCTTTTCTATATTAGATTGATAGTTCCCTAATGTTTCGGAAAAATCAGTTAGAACATCAACCTTACTTAAATTTCTTTTGAATGCATCATAAGCATCAGAAAAAGTATTCAATTCAGGATTTTCAATACTACCCTGAATTACATTTTCAACAGATGCTTTTTCTCTATCAAAGTATTCTGATGGTTTTCTGATTGCCACTATTATTACAAATCCTTATTTATAGATATTTATTATGTTCCCAGGAAAGCAAATTGTCAAATAATCAATAACGATATTCTTGGATTCTATCCAACACCTTATTCAGATATTTATGCGCTAAATCTTTTTCTTTCTGCCAGACTGTTTTAGATTCTCCGTCAACCTCATACTTTAATTTGAGGACATGACATATCAGTTCATCCTTATTCAATTGATTCTTCGGCATATCATAAAAAAAGACTCTACTCAGTATATAGAGTAAAATCTTTTTGTCAAGTTGGATTATATGCGGGTATCATCATACCACCATCTGGTGGTCCGTCATCATCTTCATTAGTTTCTATGAAGAGGAGCATAAAGAATAAGGGTGCCAATAAAAAAATAATTGTCTGTGCCCATTCTATACTCATGAAGACTTCCTAGCTGCTGCTCCAATTGGAACTAGCAACAGCAGTGCTGCTACTACAAATCCCATTACCAAATACCTGGAATGATTTGACCTGTTGCTGCATAACTACCCATTGCGGCAATGACTCCGATCATTGCTGCCCAACCATTGATGCGTTCTGCTCTTTCGTTCATTGTTCTTGCTCCTGTGTTTTGTTGTAAATGATGACTCTACCATTTTCATGAGTGAATACTAACTCATCATCATGTGCCCAGCAGAGTTCTTCGTATAGGGCATTTAGTCTCTCCATATCGTCATAGAGTTGATTTGGATTAAACATTCGTTACTGGTTCATATGGATGTTGAGGTTTGTGATCTCTATCCATAGGTTTAGAAGACTCAAAGGGATCTCTTGAGAGATTTTTAATAATAATGAATGCATCTTTGTTGTACTTACGAGTACCGATAGGTGATTGCCATTTTTTATTATAGACTTCACCGACATCGATACCAGAAACTTGAGTTCCTGCCATTTCAACTACGATGTTATCACCTTTTTCCCACCCATATTTTTGGGCAAGAGAAGAGACTTGTTCATAAACAGATGGAGCATCCATTACTCGATCTTCTGGTTCAAGACTTCCGTGCATCAGTAGAGGTTCTCTTCTTGTTCAGTTTGAATTATAACATCAGAAGTTGGATATGCAACACAAGTGAGCACAAATCCTTCTTCCATTTGATCGTCATCCAGAAAAGACTGATCTGATTGATCAACCGTACCACTCACAATCTTACCGGCACAAGATGAACAAGCACCAGCACGACAAGAGTAGTTCATATCAACACCTGCCTCTTCGGCAGCATCAAGAATGTATTGATCATCCTCACAAGGAACGACAGTTTCATCTCCTGCAGGAGTGCGAAGAGTAACTTTAAAAGTCATTAGTAAGTTTCTGAAAGTTGTTCCACAGTATAACCGAGTAGACAGAAAAAAGCAACTGTCGTGACGGTGAAAATAATCTCAGTCATCAGAACCCGAAGACACCAAAGAAAAATACACTACCGGAAGTAGCATAAGAGATAACAGCAGCAACAAATCCAAGCATAGCAGTGCGTCCATTCAATTTCTCCGCCCTTTCGGCATATGACTCATATCCATAACGCTCAGCATCAGTCTGAGAAACATACATCTGAGGTTCTTTGGCGAACAGATTTTGTTGTCCACGATCATTAGTTGTTACGGTCATTGTCTTTTGTAAAGAACTGTTACATAATTATATAGTAATGTAACGATCTTGTCAAGTGTTCTTTTGTATTCATTTTTACTCTTTTTTAATTACGTATGCTCTTCCTTCTTGATCAAACCCATCAACATCAACATGAACAGGATCACCGGTAAAATTATCCACAGGAGCTACAAGTAAATACGGACCAGGAACCCTATCAGCATTGAAATCATAAGTCCTAAAGTTGGTGGGATGGAAATGAATAGTGACAACTTTTTTACCTGGATTACGACAGGTATATCCAAGTTCTCTCATATGATATGTAATTTTATTATCACATCCAGGTTTGCCCATAGTATAATTCATACTATCAGAAGTTATCACGGGTGTCTTAAAAATCCAAGAATCTTGTGACGCTGAATTTTCGTATGGTTCTATTTCCCAGTTCTTACCATCCTTAGTAGATATCTCCCATCTACTCAACGCATAAAATTGTTTTGTCATATCAAGACTCTTGAAAAATCGAAGAGTATCATCAAAAATAATATCTGCATTTGCAACTACACAGATTTGATCTTTTAGATTCTCATTACAAAATTCAAAAAGATCTTTATATGATGGTCTGTCTTTTTTCACTATTCTATGAATTTTAGGAGAGTCAAAATTTAGTTCAGCATCATCTTCCATGAAAAGATAGACATTATCAATTAAATCATTGGCAAGATTTTGATGAAGACAATACAGATACTCCCCATTTCTCATGTGATTACGAGAGTTAAAATATTCTATAATAAGATTCATTGTTCAGAAATCCAATCCATTAGTTTTACTTTTGGTTCCCATCCAAAGGTTCTTTTTAACTTTTCATTATATGCAAGAGTAACTCTTGACTCCCCGATTCTTGGTGGAATATTTACTTGGTTATCAGAAATTGCATCGGCAATTTCATTAATAGAGTAGTTAATGCCATTACCAACATTATAAAGTTGACCATAGTTCATATCATGAACGTCTTTCGTTGCAGCAAGAATATTAGCAGATACAACATCAGATACATGCGTAAAGTCTCTACTTTGCTCTCCATCACCAACAATCGTGAGTGGTTCTCCTTCATCACGTTGACGTAAGAAGATACCTATTACAGGAGCATACTGACCCTTTAGAGGTTGTCTTTCCCCATACACATTGAAGTATCTAAAAGCAATTGTTTTAAGTCCAAAAAGATTTGTATACATGGAACACAATTTCTCACCAGCAACTTTAGATACTGAATAAGGATTCAGACAATCATCACTCTGAAGTTCATCATTAGGTGGTTCATTAAATCCATAACCCGATGAAGTAGAGGAATAGATTACTTTCTTTACACCTGCCTCACGGGCACACTGAAGAACAGTAACCGTACCCACACAGTTTACACTAACTGCCTCAATAGGATTCAAAATAGCAGGTTGAATTCTAGATTCTGCAGCAAGATGAAACACATAATCAACACCAGTCATGGAGTTTTTCAATAACTGGTAGTCTCTAATATCACCTTTTATGTTGTAAGCTTTAGGATTTCTATAAAACTCTTCGTTGGATTCTGCACTTTCATTATCATAGCAAACAACTTCATGACCCATTTCAAGAAGTTTGTCTACAATGTGAGACCCGATAAATCCTGCCCCACCCGTTACTAATGATTTCATAAATCTCCTCTAGAAAAAATAACATCAACTTGAAACACATCACCCTTCTTTAAACTATCAGTGTCTTCATCCATCCAAATGTTTTCACCAATAATTTCATAATTGACAAATCCAATACTATTCATATATTCAATCACTTCATCAAATAAAGGGGATCCTTCATTATATTGTAAGATTGAAACTTCCATTATTACATAAGAAGATTTTTGAATAGTATTCAACCCACCTCTAATAATATCTAATTCGGATCCTTGAGTATCTATTTTAATTAGATCAAAACTTTTTCCAACTTCCTCAGTGACTTCATCCAGTGTGTATGTTTGCTTCTTGACTTTTATACTATTATCATAGTACTTCGTATTTTCTCTTAAGTAAGATGTTCCTGTGCACGTAGGATTTTTTGGATTCAAATGTAGAGTAACTTCTTTATTAGAATCACTCAAAAGAACAATACAATGAGAAAATGGTAGATTTTCTAGATACTTATCACAATTTTCATTTCCCTCCAACATCAAACAATCTACATCTTTCCATACATTTTTACAAAATATAGAAAAATTTCCATGATGTGCTCCAATGTCTAGTATCGTATTAGGAGTAAATCTTTTAGACAAGTCAGTTAAATAATTTTCAACATTCATAAGTATACTTCCTTAAATTTTTGGCAGACTTTTTCTGGAGTGTAGTCTTGATAGCAATTCCATTCTAAAGAATTTATTTCCTTCTTATCCAAATTTCTTAAGATATGAAGAATATCGGAATAATTTTCATAATAAATTCCTTTTTCTCCAAGTGTATCTATATGGTTTCTTTCTGGAGATTTTTCATAAGTAATCACAGGTTTATTTCTAATTGAAAACTCTGCACATGATAGACCAAATGATTCTCCAATATACCTAGCATGGAGCATAGCGTCACATGTATTGATAAACTTCACTTTAGTATTCATATCAGAAGTTCCTGGTAGATTAATCACTCGTTCGTGCTCAATGAAAGGTTCTGTAAACTGAAAAACAAACCAAATATCAGATCTTTCAGTGAGAACTTGTTGTATTGCTTGTTTTGCAAAAGGCAGATCAAAAGTTTCCCATCCACCATTTCTACCAAGTACCAGTGCTTCTTTAGGAATAGATAATTCTTCTCTCATATCTTCCTCAACCTCAGGAAGATATACCATATAGGGAACATAAGGAATTTTATAGTCAGTTATCTTTGATAACCACTTTGATCCCATAGCATAGATGTCACCATGAACCCAGTCAGAAGTCCAGTTTCCTGATATTGCATTGACAAGATTCTTACTGACTGAAGAGATAACTCCATCTGGAGCACCTCCCTTCTCCATGAGAAAATATTCACATTGATTTTTAGTTAGAATATCATCTATTTCATTATTATTATTGTAAGAGAAGACTGGAAACTCATTCTCAAACTTTTTCAAAACATCAGCATTATTAGCAGGATGGGTAGAAGGATACATGATGATTGGATCAATATTTAAATAATATCTTGTCCAATAAGCCCAGTCATAAATTGCGACCGTAGTTCCTCTCAAAGAGAGGGAATTGTCATGAAATGCTATTTTCATTTTATTAAAATACTAACCTCCAATTTATCAACAATTTTTGAATTATTCCAGTTCAATCCATTAGTGTTTAAGTGATGTGTAAGTAATTCTTCACCGATGAATTTGGTGAATCCAGATTTTTGATATTCATCAAGACTACTATAAACAGTAGAATATGCATTCATGTTTTCTGATATGGATATTGCAAACTGATCATTTGGAACTCCATGCCCCATAACAAAGCAATTAATATACCCCAAATCAATATTATAAAAATCAATATCAAATACAGGAAATACAGTATCAAATCTACATCTAATTACAGCATCATATATGAAATTATTTTCTTTCTCATAATCAGTTTTTATTTTATTAGATTGTTCCAATGAATAAAACATACTATGAACATGTGATGGTCTTGATAACATATAATCTACATTAGAATATGTTTCAAACTCTATTTGTTTTTCGTGAAATAAAACTTTTGGAGAATAAAAGTTTTTTATAATATCAATTGAATTATCTTCCCAAAAGTAAGTTCTATTATAACTCAAAGAAGATGGAAGATCCATCTTCTTATTAGGCATTGATTCATCCCACCAAGTATGTACAAACACATCTGGAGAATATTTTTCCAACAAGTTTTTGTAGATTGCTGGATAACATTCCTTCAAATATCTAGGTTGTCCAGAAAAACACAGTGCTATTTTCATAATATCCTGGTCGGATAATCAGTACATACTCCGTATACATCATACTCTTTCAATCGTAAAAAGTCAAATGATGTCTTTTCTGGCATAACAATAACAGATTTTGAAATCAGATCTTTTCCAGGATACGTCCATACATACCCTTTACTTGTAAGAGTATAATCATCAGATTGATGCCAGAAGAAATTGAGATCAAAATCAGAAAGGCATCTCAAAGATTCTAAGTTCTTACAATGAATCCATAATCTGTTTTTATTTTTTAACAACCACTCAAATTCTACAATATGATCTGGAGTGTCATGTCCAAGATAAAAAATATTATCTATGATTCGCAAATCAATTTCAACATCATATCCCCTATTGATACAGTCATTTATTTGATCGGGAAAATTTTCTGTTGATGAATTTGGACCTTCAATATTTCCTCTATGAGCAATTATCTTCATATCATATTTTCCTCAGTTGCCCATGTTCCTCTATTAAATTCTTGAGATCTAATTAACTTAAAGTTCTCATCCCACACAAACCATCCTTCTGTAGATCCCCAAAGATAATTTAAATACCCATCCAAGTTATTTTCTAACATATCTTGCTTCTTATCTTTTAGGTATTGCCAGTTATTATTTCCCCTAAAATCTATCCATTTTAAATATGGTATATTTTTCAGTGCACAGTTATTTTTTAGAGCATCTGTCCAATTATCTTCAGGACATAAATTAAAAAAGTTCCTTGCATGTGGTTCTAATCCATCTCCGCAAGGATACCAGTTTTCAAGATTCCAGCATTTTTTCATAAAATCAATTTCACCAAAATTGAAAAGATCACATAATACCATTCGATCTTTTGATGTAGCTTGTGTTGTGAGATATTTTTTATCTCCCATTTCATTGAGACACCATTCAAAAATTTCAGGAAGCATGTTAATACCATCCAATCTCATTTTTAAAAGATGAGTAAATTTCATATCAATCGCATGATCAATTCCTCTGTTAACAAGAACTGGATGTCCATATCCAATTTCACTCTGTATTATTTCTGGTTGCCAGTCAACATAATCACAAAAGTCATCCAGTTCATTTGGTCTTTCTCCATGACCAGTAACAATAATGTATGAATCGGGATTGTTCTTTCTAAAATGTTTTACACAAAAATTTGCTTGATCTATTTTTAGATCTCTACCAATTCCTTCACTTTCAATGTAGAGATGAGTCAACAATATACATTTTTTCATACTAATTAAAATGAATAGTTAAACATTCTTAAATCTTTGGAGAAAATTTCTTCCACTATTTTTATAGTTTTATCATTATAATATTTTCTGTAGTTATCATGATTACTTCCTCTCCAGTGTCCAATATCAAGACTTCCTCCAACCCTATCAACTATCTTCTGTACATCATCAGATAATGTTTCGTATTTTCCAACAAAATCTACAAGAAGATTGTCTTCAGCATCACACAAAATTTTATGCTGAGGCATAAAGTGAATGTCATTGATCCATCCAGAACTAACTAAATTTTCACAAAAATATTCAAAACTCTCCTCTTTCTTTATAAAAAGATATCCATCAGTCATAACAACGTTATCACAATATTCTTGGTATGAAGAATATTCTTTATCATCATATTTAAAAATTTGATTTATGCATAAAGATTCCTCGACCGTTTTTTCATCAATCAGATTATTGTCTAGTAAATATTGTTTATCTGATTGATTACTTATTCTATTTTGAGTAAACTCACAATATCCCGAAACTAATCTATCAAAGGGATTTCTAACAAAAGAAAATTTAAAATAATTTTGCTTATCTGGATTATATTTCAAATAATCTTTTACTCTAACATGATGTATGGGTGGAAGAGGATCGTCCTCTTGTCCATACTTATTTTTAAATGCAACATGAATTGAAGTTCCAGCTGCTTTTGGAACATGAAAAAATATAAATTTATCTTTGTCGGTAACAAACATTACATATCCTCCGTATTCTTTACATTGTGTGGATTTTTAAAATTATTAATATATTTTATTGGTCCGTTTGGATTTGTTTGATACGAAGCAATAAATTTTTCAGTGAGATTAATATCTACAACTTCAAAGTGTTTTAGAAATTCATTTTTATTTCTCCATTTTTTTATTTCCAAACCACTTCCGTACAAAAAAGATCTTGCTAACACACCCTCACCATTATTGGATGGTTCCCAATCTTCCCCACCTTTGCCTTCCACACCCCAAGATTCCAAAGGATCTTGTTTTTCCCACATTCTTTTTAATTTATCAATACCCCTTTTAAGAATATCGGTTTTTGCGACATAAAGATGATCACCAATATGAAAAGGATGATCATTCCAACTTCTAACAAAAATATTTCCACAAACGAATTTATTATCATCCTCCTCGAATTTTTTTATAAGAGGATCTAAGTTGAAATAAACTTCATCACCTCTAGTTCTTACAACATATTTTGTTTCTATGTTTTCTAATGCATTTTGCATTCCGGATATTGCATAATAAACATTAGTAAAA